CCTTGTCATCACTCTCATCAACCTTCGGGTCTGTTAACTGGACAACCCAAGCCTCTAAGGGTCTGGCTCCGCTAGGTAGATTACCTGCGCTGGCGTTGCCTTCTGTAGTTAACGGGAGCTTACCGGCTGGTGCTGACTTGTTGTACTGAGCAGTCTTTGGCGCTCTAAAGAAAGGCACGTAAGTCTGAATATCCATGACCCCGTTCTTAATTGAACGAGTGAGGAAGGTTGCGATGTTGCCTCGGTCTTTATCTACCGGCAGCAACTCCTTCACCATGTTCTGGAACTGGAGCCATGTCATCTTACGAATATGATGTAGCCGTACCCACTAATCCAGCAGGGCCAGTAAAAGCAGGGCCACCTTCCAACACATAATTGCAGGTAACGTCCGCTTGGGTGCAATGAATCTTCCTGCCCTCCCTTAAGGCAACCGGGACAGCCGGAGTGTATGAGTCACCTGACTTAAGTTTTATCTGAAATTGTGGAGATGAATCCGCTGCGCTACCCGCTGCATTTGATTCACTTATTGTAGCTGTAGATGCGTTACCATTATATAGGCCAACGATATAAACCGTTTCTTCTGCATCTGCTGCCGGAAACGCTGCGCTTCCATCCGATATTGCTGATTTAGCTGCTCCTACCATTACACTTTACCTTTCTTCTTCTTGGGCGCTTCAGGCGCTTTGACTTTAGTTACTTTCAATGCCTCCTCTACCTCTACTTTAGACTCTTCTTCCGCAGGTGGCGCACTTGGGGGCTGGGTTGGTGCTGATTCTATTACTGAGCTTGGTGATGATGTCTTTTTTTTTGTCTCCTCGTACTCCTCTTTGCTGACCACATCAAATGCGGTGGGGTACTGCTTCTGGAGATCAGCCAAGACTTTATCTTCCAACTCAAAGACGTAGACGCCTCCACCAACATGATAACCCCCAGCAGGAACTACCCCCGGCGAGGCCGTTACGATATATTTCTTAGCCATAATGCTTCAACCGCAATTAAACTAACCGTGTTAGGTAACACAAGCAAATAAAAAAAAGCCCAGAGGTGTTATCCCCTGAGCCTGTGTAAGTTTTATGGTGTTTACAGAGTGACCTTACGCCAACCTTTGTCGGCAATAACGTCATTCATGTTAACGATTTCCATGTAAATCTCAGCCTCACCAGCCGTTAAGGCGTTCAACTTATCTGAGCCACTTGATACAGCGCAGGTAAGAGTAAGGGTAAGATTAAGATCAGCAATCGTAATGTAACCGTAAGCGTCACCATCGCCAGAGGTAGCGTAAGCCCTGTATAACGGGGGGCTACTTACCGTTGACGGAGCCATGTCTTGCGCGTCAATGAACTTATCAGTATCACCTGTTACACCGAAGTCTATGACCGCTCCTGTTCCGTTTGTCTGAATGTTAGACAGTCCGGTAAAAGCGGTTTTGATATTTAAGATAACGTCGCGAACAACCATTCCATCAAGCAATCCCTTTGCAGTACCGCTAGAGTTCTTAAACAACTCAGGGTTCAAGGTCTTGGTTAATGCGTTTGTTACGTCCGTAAAATCTGTGTAATCAAAACTGATTCGGTGTGAGAAGTGAGCCAATTCATTCTGCTTCTTAACATCTGAAAAAGTACTATGCTCCCTAATGACTGCAATTTCTTCGACTTTCATTTTCTCTTAAAAAACGGGAGGCCGAGGTGTTACCCCCGACCCCCCTAGGTTACTACGAGTTAGGAAAGATCACATCCGCTGACCGTAATAGTCGGGCAACCTTCGGTGATATTCTCGATGATTGCGTGGCGGTTAGGATCACCAATGCGAACCTCAAACTTCTTAGAGTTGAGGACATAGTGCTTCACGTTCGGCTGAATAACGCAGTTGTACTGGTCATCGGCTACGTTTGTCTGGCGCTTAACGCTCTTAGTTCCGAGCAGGTTAATGGCCACGTCAGACCAGTCGATCAACCACATCGAACGACCACGGGCGCGAGCCTTGGCGGCAGTCATGTCGGTTGCTGGTACTGTGGAAGCTGCATTGTTGAAGGCAGCAACACGGTCATCAAAGTATGTGTCCGTGAAGATAGCCATGTAACAGCCTTGGTCTGGCAGATAATACTTGTTGTATTCCAGAGCGACAGCATCGTTCATGTCCAGAACCTTCTGGCCAAGCTCGACGAACATATTAACGTCCGTGCTGTACTTGCTCTTGTAATACTTAATCATCACATCACGAACTTGAGCCGCCGTGAAACGGTCAGTCATAATGTCGATTGTGTCTACGTTACCAGACTGAGCCTCGCGGTAGCGCTTCAACTGGTAAATCGTCTCAAAGAGAACGTCCAAGTTAAGAGCGCCAGCGGCTCCGGTAGTTGCAAGCGCACCACCATAAACCTTACCACACTCAGACAACTGGGTGCGAATACCTAGGGCGTTAGCCTTGTACTCGATGACGCACGAATCGCCATTAGCATCCGGGTCAGTAACAGTTGGGAGGGAGGTGTAAGTTTCAACGGTTTGCTTGTCGTTGATCTGATCGCCGTAGAACACGGTGTTGTAGAAAGCACGTTCGTGCATCATCTCCTGCTGCTTACGCTGCTGAGCCAAGGGGAGTTCGCGGAACTTCTTGAACCAGTTTGAGGTAAGCGGGGCTTGGAGCGCCTTGAGGTACTCATCTGAATACTTATGAGTCCAGCGAGAGGTTTGCTGCCAATAAGAAATGAGGTTCGTTGGGTTAACAGTTGGCCCTTGAACACAATGCTTCTCGTAATCCGAAACGCTGTTAGCCATCAATGTGACGACACCTGCGCGTGGGATGTACTTCTTCATTGCGTTACGAGTACCGGCTGTAGCACTCACCACATCAGCCGCAAACTTGGCAGCGGATATGTTAGGCTCAACCACAACGGCAGCATAGTAAGCGTTGGCAGTACCAGTAGCAGTACCGCTTCCGTCGTCCTTCTTGCTGGCTGACTCAATTACCTTAAAGACTACGTTCTGGGCATTTGTTCCAGAGGCATCGTCTAAGTTCTCCACCAAGACATAGCTGCCCGGAAGGAAGAATCGACCCAAGTTTTTCAACTGAGACTTATAACCTGTGAGGGTAGCCGTGCTGCTGATAGTACCCATAGCCTCATCGGCCATAGTTAAGTAAAGCAACTGACGCCCTGCGTGGGCTGAGTGTGCTGACGCAGCCTTAACCACATCACCAAACTTAGTCTCGGTTGTTGCGTCGCCAAGGTCAGCGTTCTGATCGCCATCAATCTCACTCCAAGCTGCAAGCGCACCGCCTTGTGGGCCAGCCGTAGCAGCGCCACCAGAGGCAACGTCGCCCGGATCGCCAGAAGATTTAACGATTGAAAAGTAGTTTACATTTACGACGTTCTGCTGCGGAACCAAAGTGAATGGCGCAATGACACTCGCGTTGTTACCGCTCTGACCACCGCCTAAGTTGACGTGGCGAGAAAGCATAAGGTCTGTAAGGGTTCTTTGTGGGACACCTACCATGCGAGCCTCTTTGGTCTGCGCGATGATACGATCCATTCCGACTTCTTTCGTTTGCTGATCTTCAATGTCATTCTTAGTGAACGCACGGATCGAAGCACGAGTGAGTGAACACCCAGTAGATTCGCTTACGTTAATGAAGCGAGGGGTGCAATTACTTGCGGCCAAGGTATAGCTTGATGCTGCCCCTGTGCCTGTTGTAGTTCCATCTAATGCTGCCATGATTTATTCCTCCTAAAAGGTCAAAACCAATTTATATGTCTAACATTAGATTTTACAATTTACTCAGGAAAATAACGTGAAATTAATTATTCTTAGTTAAATGGTTTTTTATTCGCTGGAACGTGCGAAAGACGCAGTAAGGCACAATCATTATCGCGCAAAATATTAACGCAAATAATAAAGCAACTGGCCCTGCCGGTCTGTCATCCAAAGTTTATACCTAGGTCTTCTATTAAAGACTTTCCGGGATGGCTCTCTTCTATTGATGCCCCATCTGCCGCGCCCGGACTAGCTGATCTCTTTGCCTTGGGTGGATTTACAGGTTGCGGCTCATCTTTCGCATCATCCTGCGACTGACCGGGGACTACCCCCCTTTTGAATCCATACGACTCTAGCTCGGCTATTCTTTTCTCCGCACTTTCCTTAGCTAATTCCAAAGATTTACCACCGAAATGCTCAAGTATATCATTCTGATCCCATGTCCAGTAGGAACTTCTGTCTTGAGCTTGTGCATAGCGAGAGGGAGTAAGGAACTTCTTGCCGTCCCTGTCCGTATCCCCAGCCCTTGCGTATGAGTCGGCCGCTGTTTCTATATCGTTAATAAGTTTGTAGTAGCCGTCATCTTGCACGTTATTCAGGCCGTGCCACCTCTTAACGAAGTCATCTGCCCATGCCATATACCTATCCCTCTCTTCGGAGTAAACTTTATGAACCAGAGGATCGTTCTTCTTTAACTCCTCCATCTTAGCGAACTCATCGTAAGCACGACCGGCTTCCTTGATAGTGGCCCTTATCTGAGGCGTTGCCTTTATCTCGTTTAGCTCGCCCTTTAATCCATTAATGGTTTGTTCGTACTCCTTCTTAACGTCTGAGACTATTTCATCCCTGAACTTAAGGCGCTGCAATTCTTCCCGATCCGCCGGTTGGATGTCTGGCTTATTCTTCCTGACGTAATCCATGAACTCATGGTCTTGGTCATCGAATGTCCTACCCTCATCCTCTCGCTTGGCCTTTTCAACGTAGTCGTCTAACTCTTTGTAGAACTTGAGAAGTTTATCCGACTTACCTAAGTGCTTGCCTTTGGATTCAGCATACCGAAACAGTTCAAGTTCCTTCTTCTGCTCGTCAATTAACTGACTCTCGTAAGGGTCAACCTCTGGCTCAGCAGTTGGCTCTTCTAACTTGTCAGGCTCCTTACCTCTTGCCTCAAGCTCCTCCCTAATTACCTGCCTAAAAGAATCCTCATCTAACTTTGGTTTTACTGAGAACTCTTTCTTCTGCTCGGTTGTTTCGGGTTCCGGTTCTGACTCTGGCTTCTCGTCGGTTGCCGTCTCTTCGGAAGCTTCGACTTCGACTGGCTGGTCAGGCTGGTCAGGCTGGTCAGGCTCATCTGCCTTGGCCTCTGGTTGTACCTCTGCTTGTTCTGGCTCATCCGCCTTTTTATCCGAGGTCTCAATGCCCAAGTCATCCCACAACTGGGAAAGCATTGGGTCATCTAGTCCTGTAGGTATTTGCTGTTCTTGATCTGGTTGAGTCTCCTGTTGTTTAGGCTCCTCTATTGTTGTTGTTTCCGCCATAAATTATAAAGCAACTGGCTGCATTTCTTCCTGCACAGCACCGCTGCCCCCAGTCTTCAAGCTCTCAATCTCTTCTGCATTTTGCTGAACAACCTGAATTAACTGCTGAATGATAGACCCCATCTCTTGGTTGTTTTGCTGGCTGTTTGCCATAGCATCCTGCTGCTCTTGAGGTACGAGCGTGTTGTCTTCTCCCGGTTGTAGTTGCAGATTTAAATCAACACCGGCTCCGCTATTCCTGAAGATAGCGTTAAGAATCTCGTAATACTTTTCTTTAGTTAAAGCCTGTAGTAGCTGAGGGTTCTGTAAGATTGGGAGCATTTGGGTTAGGATGTTTGCTGCCGCCATATTGGAAGACCTCTCGCTTCCGTCCCTGCTATTAAACACGTAGTCGTGTATCAGCTTATGCTTCTCCCCTATAACCGTGTACCTTCTCTCTGATTGAGGGTCAAACATATCGCCAGCATCGGCCACCCTAAAACCCGCCGCCTCAACTACGCTGGCAGGATACCTGTTTAAAACTGGAAGATAGATATGGTTACTGCCGCAAGCTATTAGTGATTCATAACAGATTCTTTTGACGGCTGCCCTTCCTTCGTCGATTGCATCTGATATAAAACCGTATACAGACTCGGTTGTGTTAGCTATCACCTGAACCTCTGTCGCTGAAGTTTCCCTAGGCGACGGCTGTCCCTGTTCCTGAGGTGATAAAGCCATCAGCCTCTCGGCCATAGACATAACCTGAACTATTGAACTAAAGATAGACTGAAGGTTAGTGTTGGCCCCACTTCTTACCACCTTGAATATATTGTCAGCGTTGGTGTCGATGCCTAGCTCACGCAACCTGCTAAAACTAGCCTCTAAGACATGGGTTGTTGCATAGAAATTTTCCCCCTTCATCGTGGCCCGAAACTCTTCAGCTAATTTCTGGCCCTCCGTATCGTCTGGAAAGATGTCAGAGTTAAGGACGGCAACAGCGAACAGGTCTGCCTTCGCGGTCTCAAGTAGCTGAGAAAACAAGTTGGTTAGCTGGTCTTGGAAGCCCATCAACTCGTGGGCTATTGAAATATTTACAAGCCTGTTGTCGTTTTCGTTAAAGGAATAAACAGCAGCCGGACTTGAAGGCATAATCTCCGCAAAGATAATCGTGTCCTCGGAAGCTATCTTGAAGTGTACCCAAACCGGGTAGGGGTAGTCGCCAATGCCGTACTCTTTTGGAATTATCTTCCAGTAAAACTCGCTGACAAATATAGACGAGTCATCGTACTCGGAGTTATACAAGCCTATCTGATTGCGCCTGTCGTTGAAGCTGGTTAAGTCCTCGACTCTGGGCGGAGCGACAACCGTGCTGTAATACTGAGACCAGTATGCGTTGTTGTTGCCGAACAATCCTGTGGTGAAGTCGGTGTAAGATACCCTGCTGCGGTTGAAGAAAGCCGGGTTATCAGCAATGTCCTTGTACTTTAGAACCTCCCAGTACCCCACGTACTCAGCACCAGAGTCAGAGTTAAGGGAGTTAAGCGGGTGGTTAATGTCCCAGAATAAGCGAGACGGATGTGGGTTGATCCATGACAGGCCCTCTTTAATAACGCGAGCCTCCTTCTCAATTTCACTACCCTCAAACTCATCCGACAAATTCTTTCTCTGCCAATGTACTTCTCGCTCCCAGCTTGCGCGGGGGAAGGCAACGCTATGCCCGTACAGCATCATGTCCCGAATACATTGAGTCTGAAAGTGCCGGTAGTCGTACTGATCTGCCATTATGTCCATGCGCTGAGACAGGACATCGCCTTTTAATCTGGCTGTGGCAGTAGTGGATCGGGGATCGTACTTAAAGAAGGGGTATAAGTTGTTGTACTTATTTGATTGCGCTGACAGGCGGCGGGTAATGAGGGATCGCACCAAGTTAATGTTGGTCTCAAAGAACTTAGGCAGGTCTATTTGAGTTGGCTGTCCCGACTCTGACTTGCGGACAAACTTATCCGACACCTTCAGCTTACTGAGTTCGGACACGCATGATTCAAGGCTAAGCCTTTTCTGTGCGTACATTACCAAGGGAACTGTCTGCTTATTGATGGGCGCAGAATCCCAAGCCAAGTCAACGGCTGAATAGATGTGATGATTCCTGAGGGTGAAGACAATATGTTCTCGCAGCCTAGAATTAATTAACTTCTCAATTCTTTGCCGGTTCTTTATGTCCCTGTCTAGATTCTCCTGCTCCTCTTTGGATAACTTGGTAGGCTTCTCCGGTTTAGTTGCAGTCAGTACCTCCCTCAACCGTTCATTGGTTGTCCCTACTTGTTTTAGTATGTCGAAATCAACCATACTTCGCCTTAATAAAATCTTTTTCTAAATGGTAAAGAGTCAGCGCTACGTAAGGTGGCAACCGATCTTCTTTTAACCAGCGACGGAACAGATACCACTCGGCGCAACACAATGCCGCCGCCTCCTCCAATGTTATCTGCAATAATCCGCAGCACTTCTTAACTCTATGCATTGTCCACCCATCCCACAGACCTGCCTCTAGGTAATGCCTAGCCACACGGGCCGTGGTCGGGCTTCCTAATACTCTTCTTCTGTTTCTTCGGGCTGAGCCTCCCGCATCTTGAACGTCACGTCCTTTTTTTTAGCAGGTGCTTGCTCTTTCTTTGAGTTGTACTCGTCAACAGCCACTCCCTTTATTGATAGAATAGCTTGATCTGAAGACGCTTCATCTAGTGACCCTTTGATTTCCATAACGCACTCTTCCCCTGCGTTTTTACTGGAAAAATAATCCCTCAAGTCGTCGTCGTCGGTGAGATCAAGAACCACCTTGTCGTTAATTTGTATAGCCATATCTAATTCTGTTAGGTAACTTTATAGATTTAAAAACCTAGCGGCGTCCGCAATGGATAAGGCTGGGCCTGTGCTTGTCGATTTGCAAGGTATTTTTCATGCCGTTCAGCTCAAGTTTTAACATGGGGTATGACACGGCGTCAAACTTATGGATATATTTTGAGCGCCTAGGCTTGGTTGGGTTCTTCTTGTCTGATTCTAAGTGGGTGAGCATATCAATCGTCAGCCTACACACCCCACTCACGTACACCTCATCGTTAAACAATTTGGTTTGCAGTATTCTGATCCTAGCCTCAACACTACCCGAACCCTTTGGGCATCCTATCATCTTTATTCTGCCGTTACTGTACCTCTCAAAGTCCCAGCTATCATATGAACCCTCACCTCCCGGATGCCATTGGTTTATGGCTGAGCTATCTGATATATGCTCGTATCTAAATTCGTGGTCTACCTTGCGGTTCCAGTAGTCCATCCTTCGGCACACCTCTTGGGCTAGTCTCTTGTATAAGTGGCGCTCACCCAGATAATCCATCTCGTCAAAGATAATCCACATGGTTTTATCTTGGGTCGGTATCATCTGCATAAACGATATGCTGCTATACACCTGCCCCAAGTCATACCCTATTGTGATTGGGAACCCCGGCATTGGAGTTAAGCCTGTTCCTTTGGATTCTTCTCCCTTTATGTGGTGTTCAGGCACAAAGTATTCCTTGAATAACGATTCACCTGTCGGCCTATCCACCCACTCGCCGTCTATCAGCCTCCTTTTCTCGACCGGATCGGTTTTTAGGATTCGGTAAAGGTTCTCAACGTACCCATCTGGCAAGCGCTTGACGTTCTCCGTTACCGGCACATGGTAGACGCTGAAGTCCTCGTCTTTGCCGCCGTCTTCGTCGTAGCAATCCTCAAAGAATGTCCTGTAAACCCAATGACTTGGCCCCTCAGGGTTGCATGAAGCGCAGTATTGCTGAGGCCCGTCGATGCCTCGGCGTCTGCCAAGCTGGGCTGCTGGATAGGTGAAGTATTCCTTGCCGTCGCATTGCGTAAGCTCATCGACGTAGATCATGGAGGGTGCGGGGCCTTTGATGCGGGTTTCCACCGCTGCCGCATAAGGAATAGATATAAGAAGAAGTTTAGACCAGCCGCCGTGTCGGTTGCCAATCCATCTGTGTCGGTCTTTAGTGTTGGGGTCTAGCTTTGCACTAGAAGATTCAAGACCTATGCCCTCAGTCCAAGCAGGTATAACCAGCGTCTCAAGGTCGTGCCAAATACCTTCAGCGCCGGTGCGTATTGAGGGGGAGAGTATCATCACCAGCGCATTATTGTTTTCATACGCATGGCGAATAACTTTGTGGCCGAAGCCTATTGTTTTTCCCGATCCTTTCTCTCCGTAGCCAAGTACGAACCGGGAACTGTCGTCGAAAATCTTTTGCTGAGTCGGGTTAAGGTCAGGATGCCAAGGAGTTTCAGTCACTTCAGGCGCTGGCCCAAGCGAAGCAAATGCGTCAGCCTCAATCTCTGCTATAGGAGACCCTGCCACCACTTAAATGCGCTAGGATTAGACTTCATTACCGTACATAACCCGGTTGCAACACGCCTTGCCACGTTCTCTTCATTGCCCCACTCAACACCCATGACGTTACCTATCGCGTGTATAACTTCATGCAAGAACGTGTCAGCCATAGCCTCATTAGGAAGCCCTTCGTATATGGCTATTGTTTGGTTGCCGTAGTCGCACCAACCATCAGCTTCACTCGCCGTTCTCTCGGTGTCCTTCACGAACTTAATCTTGTACCTTAGATTTAGTATTCGTATCGCCTTCGGTCGAGAGCTTAACTTCTTTTGGTTCATTGATTTGAATCGCGGTGAATCCGGGCTTGCCCCTACTGCCGCCTCCCTTTCTCTCCTCCATCTTCTGCTTTACGATAGCGTCAGTCAATGCGGCTTTATTGGCCCGGTCATACGCCTCAAGTACGTGCTTAATTAAACTAGACTTATCCTCTCTTAAAACTTTTTCTCTCTCATCCTCCACCCCTGATGCCAGCTCTTGCCGTATGTGGGATATATCTCCCATTAAGTCGCTGAATAATTTAACAACGCCGCCGCCTATAAGCTGTCTAACTGAACCCAAACTGCTTTGACCAAACTCTAAGAACGCCAACGCCTCAGCCTTGGACTGCCCGGTAATCCCCATAGCATCTAACCCTTTGGCCATAAGCTGGTTCTCTCTTTTCAGGGCATCTGAATCCGATAATGGCTGAGCGTTCCGGTGCATCGTTTGCCTACTTAACTTGCCGGCCAGCCACCTGCCACTCAAGGACGGATCAGCAGCGATAACCTGCCTTACTGTTTGTTGAGTAACGCCCATGACTTTAGCCGCCGCTGTCTGGTTGCCGTCGTTTTCCTCAAGCGCTTGGTGTAAACGCTTCTTCCATTCGTTGTCGTACTTTACTCTACCCATTCGACTTTCATGGCTAAATCAAGATCGCTCATTCCTGCGTCTTGCCCGGCCCCCTCCTCATCATGTCCCAAAACAAAACCAACACCAGCTAACTCTTGCTGCGGGATGAATCTTTCATTTCTCACCCTAAAAAACTTTAACCCGTGTTCAAACAAACCTTTTTCGTTTACAAAAAGAACATCTCCATTGTCAAATGTCCCAGCAGATTCAATGTGTCCTCCTACGATTTCCTGCATATCGGGCAGATGATCTTGGCCTATCTTCTTATCGTATATCTGCTGACTGAATGGGTCTATTACTATTGCTTTTATCTGTTTCATATTACTTTAAGTATATCTCAGTAGTGTCCGTGCTTGAGTGTCCCAAGTCCTCTGCTATTTTCTCTATCGACTTGCCTTCGGATTTATTTTTCTTTGCGTAGTAAGATCGAAGTCCGTGAAAACTTTTACCCCTTAAACCTTCTCTTCCGGTCTCGCTTGCTGCCCGGTTGCAAAGTCTTTTGAACTGAACACTAAGCCCTGCCCTTTTCTTTGCGTTCATATAGGTCTCCCTTCTGCTAGGGAAAAGATAATTAGGATCGTCTACTGGAATCTCACACAATGCGTCGATCACCACAGAAGGAACCTCAATCCTTACTCTTTTATTCCTCTTGTCAGTCCACACCGTAATATGATTTCCGTCAAAGCAATCCCATTCAAGAGAACAAATATCACCAAGTCTTAGCCCTGTTTCTGAAGCAAGGAACACCGCTATTTTCCAGAACGAATCAGCTATATTCATTAAGGCTTTAACATCTTCTTCATCCATTGAGATGCTGCTGTTTGTTTCCTTCTGGGCGTGTGTCATTTCGCTCATCCTAATCATGCTTAATTCAACTGGCTTTGTAAGCATCCACCCTTTATTGTGACAAAACTCTAAGAATCCCTTGAGTGCTGCCCTCCTTACTCTTCTGGTTGAGGCTTTTATAGGGGAAGCCTTTGGGTTCAGCCACTCAGATACATGATCCTCAGTAATGTATGCAGGGGTGGAACTTTCTAGGCCCATGTCCACCAGCCACTTAGCAGAATAAGATACATGACTGTCCGCTGTCCGGGGAGATAGGTTTTTAGATGCCCACTTAACGTACCTAGCCAATGCTATCTCCATTGTGATCTCTTCTCCGCTTACAATTCTGGTTACAACATCAGAGGTTAGCTTTATAATTTTACCAACCTTCTCAAGTTCTTGGGCCTTGGATTTTCCCGCCATCTCCTTGGCCTCTTGATAGTCCTCGCATCCGGTATCAACTTCCATCGGAGTCCCGTCGTCCGCATCAAAGCAGACGTGATATGTTTTGTGTATTTTCTTTAACTTCATAGCATACCTTTTAGTTCCATTTCATTCAGCTCCTCCTGTAATGATTGGCTAGTTGATTTAGATATTACTTTTTTAAGATTGGATACTTTCTGTTTGTAGTCTTCGTATTGTTTCCTGACCTGATCGCTTGCTTTCATCCTTTTGTATGCGGCCCTCATCTTCTCTAGGTTGGAAGACTTTCCCTTAATTGATGACTCCAAGAATGATTGAGCTAGTTTTAGCGCACGTATCTCACCATCTAGATAGGATATTTTTTCCCTCTGAGTCTCAAGTGACGGCATATGCTCCCCTCCAAATCTCTACCAAATGCCTGTAGTATCCATCCCAATCCTTCGACTTGCGTAGGTAGTGAAAAGCGCACCGTTTCTGTAGGTATTGTGAAAGGCGTTTCATATGGAGAGGGTTGGTGAAGTCCACACCGCAAGCAACCGTGAAGTCACGAACGGTGTAGACATCCACCCCCTTCCATGTTGTGGAATGTGAAAGCCCCTCCACCATAGATTCAGGCAAGCCAGATTTGGCAGCAATCTCTACCGTGGTTAAAGGGCGTGTTCCGTTACCGTTGCCAGAAGCTCTCGGCCTCCTAGCCATGAGTCTTACCAAGACCGGAGGGTACTTATCTATGCGTTTGTAAAACACAGACACGCGACCAGCTTAGTTAGGTAACAGAGTATGTCAATCGCATTATGCTGCGAGTATTCCCCTACCGTTGCTTATGTAGCCAGCCTCTCGCTTTTGCTTCTTTAGCAACGTGTCCCTTCGGACGATGGCCATCTTCACTTTATGCTCGGTGGTTCCGAACTTTGTGGGCATCTTGTT